AGTTCTCGCTGGGGCAGCGGTATGGATAGCCAATATTGTGATTTCACATAATACGTTCAGGAGTGGTCTGACGCATGCGGGGGGCGCATACATAAGCATTCAAAGCGGTGATAATGTTGTGATATCCGAAAATGTAATCAATATGAATAACCAGGACGGAGCAGGAGGGATCGTCATAGGCTCTCAGCCTACTGGGCACATATTTGTTTGCAACAACTTGTTTGCCCTTAAGGGCGCAGTCGCCTTGTACGATTGCGGGTCGAATGTGCGGATAGTGGACTTGAACTTGCAACTGGCGGTCGCCGACCTGGGGAGTTGGGCAAACGGTAGCCAGTGCTATGTGAGCGACGGGCAAGCGACATCGGGGGTGGATCAGATATTGATTGGGAGCGGATCGGGGTGCACCGCCAATCGAGCTAGGGGGCAATGGCTTGCGCCCTATGGATTGACTGGGTAAGATGCTTAGCGCTGCTGAAAAAACGCGGTCTAGCCGACGAATCGCGGCACCACAAGAGGTATCATCACCGCTATTGGGATGGAATACGCGCGATCCGTTTGAGGCAATGCAGCCGACCGACGCGATCTTGCTAGATAATTGGTACCCTGACTTTGGTGGCGTATCTGTCCGCAAGGGGACGCAATCCTTCGCTAACGGGTTGGGTAGCGGCAGTGTGGAGACGCTATCGATCTTCAGCAGCAATACAACCAAAAAAATGTTGGGAGCATGCGCCGGATCTATCTTCGACGCATCAAGTGCCGGGACGGTAGGTGAAGCCATAAAACAAGGATTTACGTCTAATCGCTGGCAGGACACGATGTTTAATGGGCATCTGTTCTTAGCGAATGGCGCAGACAAGGTGCAGATATACGACGGTGCTACGATGAGCGACGCCGGATTTACCGGAGTTTCGCTTGACACGCTAAAGGGGGTGGCAGCGATTCATAATCGCCTGTTTTTCTGGACGGGCGGCGACCCCAGTTTCTGGTATGGACCCGTAAACGGTATTACTGGAGTACTCGCGAACTTCGATCTGAGCACGGTACAGACAGAGGGTGGCAATCTCATTGCCGTTGAGGTTATGAGCTACGACGGTGGCACGGGTATTGACTCTTATACCTGTTTCTTTATGTCTACTGGCGAATTGCTTATGTACGCGGGATCGGACCCGTCTAATCCGAACAACTGGGCGCTTGTGGGGCGCTACACCCTGCCGCCGCCAGTCAATACCAGAGCAATTGTCAGGTTTGGTGGTGATATCTACATCGCCACAACAAGCGATCATCAGCAACTCTCCAAGATGCTTATAGCGGCAAAGTTGGGAGAGACGGTGCCGCGCTCAAAGATCGCGGGAGCTGCTACCGCAGCCTATATGGCCGGCGGGTCGTTGTTCGGGTGGCAGGCAATATATTATCCAGCAGGCTCGCGGTTGATTTTCAATATCCCGAACCCAGACGGAACATTTGTTCAGCATATTTACAATACGTCCATCCAGGCATGGTGCAGATTTCGTGATATGCAGGCGTCCTGCTGGGCGGTTTTCAATGACGCTCTTTATTACGGAACTGCTGGCGGACTCGTAAACAAGGCAGATACGGGATTTCTTGATAAGGAAACGGCTATCGCAAGCCGCAGTCAACAGGCATGGCAAAGCTTTAATTCACCGCTCTTGAAACGGCTTACGGCATCGAGAATTGTCGTTAGAACCACAAACCAGGGGGCGTCATATTGTTTTGAAGTTGCGTTCGATTATCGCAATCCAGGGTTTTTTGCGCCGATCAGCACGCCGATTGGCGCATCTATTTGGGGTGTCAGCACATGGGGCGAGTTCATTTGGGCGGCGTCGAGCCTATTCAGCGATATGCGATGGCACATGGAGGGTGGGGAGGGATCAACGCTGTCATGGGGGATCAAGGCTAATACCAAGGCGGAAACGCTATGGATACGCACCGATCTGATGCTTGAGCCGGGGAACATGCTGTGATTCGTGCGATGATAGGCGCAGACGCACCCATTGCTCGCTGGGTCGGCGAGCAGCTTGGCATTGATGATTTCGGGGAATGCGCGACGTTTGCGGTTCTGGACGATCGGCAGTTGATAGCCGGCATCGTCTTCAACAACTATCGAGGTCATGATATCGAGGTCACGATGACCTCGATCTCGCCGCGATGGTGTACTCGGTCGATCATGCGAACCGTGTTTTCCTATCCTTTTCACCAAATTGGGTGTAAACGCATAACTGCTTCTGTCGAGGACACGAATCAGCCCGTTCGGGCATTCCTCTGCCACCTCGGATTTCGACAGGAAGGCGTGATGCGCCAGGCGTTCAGAACCGGCCGCGATGCCGTGATCTTCGGGATGCTACGCGACGAATGCCGTTGGCTTGGGCAGAGGAACGATGTCAAAGGGCGGAACGAGCGCGCCACCCAGCATTGACCCGAACGCCTTAGCGGCGTCTCAGGCTCAATCTAATATAGCGACTGCGCAATCGCAGTCGGCGCTGAACAATGTCAACACATACTCGCCACTTGGCAGCTCGGTATTCACGCAGGGACCGGACGGTCGCTGGGGTCTTAACCAGCAACTCGGCCCATATGAGCAAGGCGTCTATAATTCGCAGCTTAATTTAGGCGGGAACCTCGCCAATCTCGGCAATAATGTTGCCAACATTGTAACGGGACCGGCTAATTACGGCGCCAATGCTCTCGGCGGCGCGTTTAACAGCATCTTTCCGAGCACGCTGAACCCGTCGTCTAATCTCCAGACTGGACTAGATTTTGGCAGCTTGGGCAGGCTGCCGTCCAGTACGGCCGATTTCAGCAATCAGGTCGATGCGGCCAGGAATGCTGCCTATAAGCAGCAGACTGGATATTTGGACCCGCAGTTCGCGCAAAAGGGCAGCGATCTCAGGCAGCAGCTGGCCGACGAGGGGATCGGCGTCGGTACGGATGCCTACAGCCGGGCGCAGGGCGATCTTGGGCGGCAATCGACGCTTGCTTACCAACAGGCGGCGGATGCCGCTACTACGGCTGGGCAGGCTGAGCAGGCGAAGCTGTTTGGCGAGGATTTAGCGGCTCGGCAGCAGGGCGCGAGCGAGCTACAAGCAGGGGGCGCGTTCAGGAATCAGGCGCTCCAGCAGATGTGGCAGAACCCTCTGACCGCGCTGCAATCGTTGTCCGGCATTGGGACCGGTATCCTGGGGAGCGCCGCACAGGATTTGACGACGCTCAACCCGCTTTCGGGGTTCCAGTGGGCCGGCAGCCTGCCGACGTTCGGCGGATCGCCGACAAGCGTTTCACCGGCAAATGTCGTGGGCGCTGGCCAGGTTGCTTCACAGAATGCGGCTAACCGCTTTGCCGCCGGGAATACGCTCAACAACACGCTTTTCAATGGTCTCGGGTCGCTTGGAGGCGCGCTCGGGTTGGGGAACGGCGGTTTGGGCAGTTTTTTCGGGAGCCTATTAGGCGGCAGTGGTGCTTCAGCACTAACAGGGACCGCCGCCGGTTCACCATTCTTGATCCCTGGCGGCGCCACGATAGGGTCCGATATCGCGACCGCCGGAACGAGTCTGGGAGGCGGTGGTCTCCTGGGATTCTTGGGTTTAGTATAAAATGGCTGACGCATCCCTCCTCGCCTCGATCATCAGCGGCACCAATCCGATGGCGCCGACGATGCTCGGCTCGTATCAGGGGGCGCAACTCCAGAATGCTGCGCTTGATCCGAACTTCGGACACAACGAGGGGCTGTTCGGCGCGCTGGCAAAGACGCTGGCCGGGTTCAGCGGTGGTAATGCGCTGCGGCAGGGCGTGCAGCAGACGACCGCTGCTAATCAGGCGGCGCTCCCGGATTTGGCGAAGTTGTTGGCGAATCCCGATCCTTACACGGCGCTGGCGGGCAATACGGCCGGATTCGATCCGATCGCCGCGGCTCGGCTGCTTCAGGGGGCGACGCCTGAGGATGTAGCAAAGGCGCGGCTGGCAAATGCGCAGGCGGCGTTTCAGGGGGCGCGCACAACTAACGCTATCAATCAGATGAATGCCCCTGCCGTCCCGATGTACACGTCTGATACAGCTCGAGCACCAGCCTCTTCTTCGGCACCTCTGGTTGGTGGCGCTTCTTCTTTTGGGGCGGTGACA